TATCGGAATATCTTTCCGCTCTTTCGGTCGCGTAGCTCAATCCGCGCCACAAGGTCGTATCCCGCAAGGTCGATAATGCCTTTCAGCACCTTAACGAGCTTGGTAGTGCGGGTTTCCAATTCCTCCTCGGCCTGTGCAATAGGCAGCAGCGCGTCGTGCGCTGTCGGATCAGGCAGGCCGCTTGCGTTGCGCTTCGGGAATTTAACCATTTTTCTTTCTCCTCAAGGCGTCGATGGAGTATACCATCGCGTCTGTCTGGTCATTATGTTTCTTAGCTTCCTGCTCCTGTTCGATCAGGTGTGCCAGTTTCGGGTAGAGATTGCCGGTCTTTTCCGAGCGGATGAACCGGGCGTCAATGATGCTTTTAAGCCTGCGTTTCCTCGCGGAACACATTTCTCGGCAGTATTTCTTCCGGCGGCATTCTTCGCAATCACCGGTATCCTTCCATGCATCGCAGCTCACTCTCATTCACCCCCCGATGTCAATATTCTTTCTGACGGATTCCAGCGCCGCAGATAGAACCGTTGGCGGCAGCACGCGCCTGAGTGCGGCTGTGCAGCCGAAGATGTCCTGTCCGGCCAATCGGCAGGAATGTTCGTGGTGACATTCGCTGCACGCTTTGGCGCATAGCCATGTAACCACCACGTCCAGACGCCCGTAATCAAGCCCAAAACCTGTTTGCCTTGTGTAGGCATCCAATAGAGCATCGCAATGGATATGCTCTTTATTGTGCCAGAATCGGCCATCCTGTGCGCTTCTTATGGCTATGTACTCACTCCCCGGAAGGATTGGCTTTCCGCACACATCACAGAAATGGGCTTTCTTCGCTTTGCGCTGGGTAACGCTGCAAATCTCGTTCATTTCAGAGCCTCCTCACTGAAAATCCAGTGTTCGGCAATCTCAAACATATCCGGGTCAATTTCAATGCCCGCAAATCTACGTCCGCATTTCAAGCACGCAATGGCAGTACTGCCGCTTCCCATGCAGTTGTCCAGCACCAGATCGCCCTCGTCCGTATACATGCGTATCAGGTATTCCAGTAACGCAACAGGCTTTTGTGCCGGGTGAAGGGATGATTTTTGTTTGTCCGTTGTGAAGTGAAGTACACTGCGCGGGTATCGTTCGTCGCTGTCGTAGGATGTGATTTTGTATTTACCGTAGCTGCTGCCACTTTTGCTATTACGCTTGTGTGCAGCAGTCGATACCTTCCGCACGCCCTTTGACATGATCGGGTGATAAGTTGGCAGCTTGTGGTAGAATACAAGAATATCCTCATGGCAACGCAGCGGCATTCGCTTTGCGTTCAGAAAACCTGTCGGTGTCGTTTTCTCCCAAATCAGGTTGTAACGCCAGTCTCTCTCATTGCTCCGCATAAGCTCGGCGGTGAATCGGCCCGATCCGAAAAGGATAATCGCACCATCAGGCTTGACAATCCTTCTGTACTGCTCCCACAGTGCCGCCACGTCTATTTGTTTATCCCAGGAATTGCGCGTGTTGCCGTATGGCAAGTCGCATAAAACCATATCAACGCTGGCAGATGGCATCTGTTTCATGACTTCCAGGCAGTTGCCGCAAGTAAGGCATATTCTTTCGCTCATGGCTCACCTTCAAAACGGCAATTCATCATCGTCAACCTGGACAAACTCGCCTTGTTGGGCATATCCGCCCGAAGCCGTCTGCTGTCCGCCGGTCTGCTGCCGGTTTCCTCCTCCAAGGAACTTCACCTTGTCGGCCACAATCTCGGTGATATACCGCTTGCTGCCGTCCTGGGCGTCGTAGCTCCGATACTGGATGCTGCCCTTGATGGCGCATTGCCTGCCCTTGACCAGGTATTTTGCGCAAAGGTCTGCAAGCTGCCGCCATGCGACGATGTTATGAAAGTCAGCCTCCCGCTGGCCGGTCTGAGGATTGGTGTACTCGCGCTGCGTGGCAAGCCTGAATGTGCATTTGCTCACGCCGCCGCTTGTCGTTCCGCATTTGGGATCATCGACAAGATTGCCGATCAGGGTAACATCGTTCATTCTTCGTCCTCCTGTCCATCAGTGAGTTCGTATCGAGCTTCGCCGAGCATGGTAAGGCTCGGTTTTCCTGTGCCGAGTCCCTGGAATACAGGACTGTTCAATATGCTGTCGAGCTGCAATTCCGCCGGTTTATCGCCTCGCAGATGGTTCGTAGCACTTGAGATATAGCGCTTGGCTTCTTTTTTGCGCTCGTAAGCCTCTATTTGCTCCTGTGATAGTCGCCCTTCTTCGATGGCCCATTCTGTCAGAGTGTCATCCCAACCGCTGGTTGAATAATGCAAGTGCCGACATTTCTCCCTGATTTCAGCCACCGTCGGAAGCCATTTGGATGTCGAGATCAGCTGCATTACAGCAATCATGACAATATCGGCATTCAGGTCTTGCAGAGTGAACGTCCAGGTGTTCAGCAGCAGATACTTGTCCTGCTGGCTCATGCTCTTAAAGGCGTAGCTGTAATTGGCTTTCATGAGGGCCAGTAGCTTATTGACCTCTTGTTTGGTCACGCATAACCCTCCTCCCACGGCAGCGGAACAAATCCATCGCATCCGGGAGCTTCGCCGTCCAGATCGACAAATCCGCCCATTTCTGTACGAGGTGTATTTTGCCTTGAACCTGCGCTTGAACCTGTGCCTCCTCCCTTTTGAGATTGATTTATAAATCTATTTTGGGTATATGGGGGCATTGTTGGGTGCAAATTTGTACCATACGCTTGTCCGTTTCCTGTACGGCTGGGCGCAGCATCAGGTACACGGTTAGGTGCATTGTTGGGGGTATTGTTGGGTACACGGTTAGGTGCATTGTTGGGGGTATTGTTGGGTACAGTTTTGTCACCAACATTCCCGGCGGAAAGGTAATTGATCTTGTATGCCGGGTTCCTTTTGTTCTTCTGTCCTGGTTGGAAATCAATCAATCCTCGTTGTTTGAGGCCGTTGCGCAGCGTCTCAATCGCCCGCTTGTCGAGGCAGCAGTACAAATTCAATTCGCCATTCGATACCTGGATAAAGTCATCCGGCCAGTCGTATTCTTGGGTCTGCTCGTTATACATCGCCCTGTCATTGGCGATGTAAAATAGAGCTATCCAGAGCATACGTTCACGCAGGGACAGACTGTTATCGCGGGCATATCTCATAAACGAGTTGAATTCGCTTACGAAATTGACCTTGCTCATGGTGTTTATCTCTCCGATCTTGAATCAGATCGTCCTGTTCCTCTCGTTGAAAAGGATTCCGGGCGTCGATTCAGTCTGTTCCTTGCGTCCGTATTCCGGGCGATTCATGCTCCGTTCCGGGTCGAAGCCGTCAGGGTAACGCTTTTTCAGCTTGGCAATATTGGTTTCGGCAACATGGTCGATGGTCGTATCAACCAACTCACAAAGATGTACCAGCAGGGCGTATACACCGCATAGCTGATCCAGAGCGCCGATAGGCTTATCTGCAACAAAAAAGGCGTTGTAGACCGTGCATGCGCAACCCGCCAAGGAAGTGACCGTCTGCTCCAAATCCAAGTTCTCGCAGGCATCCCGCCAATGGGTATCGCCGGGCGTTCCGGCAATAAGCTGCAGCGGGATTTCCATGCCGGATGCCGTTTCTGCGCAGTACCACAGCACGTCTCCGGCTTCTTTGATGATGTTGTCAACCGGCAGCGGCGTATCAGCCTTGCTCTGGAACATGAACTTCTTCATGATGTCCACAATCTCGCCACTCTCGCCAATCAGGCCAAGACAGCCATTCTTTACCCGGTCATGCCCCGCGCCGCTGGTGCGAAGCGCCTGCTTCTGGTAAAAATTCAATTCCATAAATTGTCCTCCCAAAGTGCTACACAAATTTTGCTGATGGGGTTAATCATCCGGGGGGGCAGATAACGGTACGCCATCCACACCCGGAGCCGGTTGAACGCCAGCCAGAGAAACCGTTTCATGTGTTTCTTCACGCATTCGCGCCTCCTTTACCACGTCGCGCACACAAAGCATATCGTTCCATGTGCCGACGTGGTTCATCGTCACGCTGTACTCATGCTTCGGGATTTCGTGCAGTGCAGCCACGCC